GATCTAATTGTCTTGAAGGCTCTAAAGGAAGATGGAGAGAAGGCTTATACGATTGAGCATAAGCCTAAACTAAAGCGCATTCCCCATGAGGTGATCTATAAGATCAGTGCGCCTATGATGTCTGCTGGCTCTATTGAGGAAGCCGAGGGAAACTAAGGAAAGACCCATTCAGGTTTAATTTAATCGCGTTAGCAGATAGATTGGGCCGCACGATTAGTGAGATTGAGAAAATCACATTAACGGAGTATAATGAATGGGTCGCATACTTTAAGATCGCAGACGAAAGGCGGGAAGAAGATGGCAAGCGCAGAACAGCTAAAGTTTGAACTTCTCGCGGTTGATCGCGCTAGTCGGCCCATTCAGCAAGTTCAAGGTCGCGTTAGAAACTTTGATCGTCAGATAAAGCAAAGCTCAATACAGATGAACCAATTTGGTGGGTCTGTTACTGGCGCTCAAAAAAGTTTACGCAAGTTCGCTATGGGCGGCGTTCAGCAAGCGGGTTATCAAATTGGTGACTATGCTGTTCAGGTCGCCAATGGAACCAGTGCAACGCAAGCCTTTGGGCAGCAAGCCGGTCAGTTCTTACAGATATTTGGCCCATTTGGTGCTGTGCTTGGCGCTGCGGTATCTGTGTTCGCTGCGTTCAAAATGGCGGCTGATAAGGCTGGCGCGAGTGTTGATAATGTTGGAAAGAAGATTGATCTAGCTAAAAATAGCATAGATGCGTTTAGGCAATCATCAGAATTAGCCAATATAAGTTCAGGGGAGCTTACAAAGCAATATGGGATGATGGCCTCAGAAGCTAAAGAGCTTTTCGAGGTTCAGAATGAAATAAATAAGCTGGCTGCGTTTAGAGATGTAGGGACGGCAGTTGAGCTTGCAACTAAATCATTTGGTGACTTTGGAGATAGATCAAAAAGCGCAATATATGGAGCAGCAGAAGCGTTTGCTGAGCTTAATAAGAAGCGTGAGAGCCTTCAGTTGCTTGGCGAAAAAAGCCCGTTTTTTGATATTACTCGCACGTTGCCAACGCAACTTATGGCTGTAAATGAAGCACTAAATGAACACGTGATGGAGCCAGTTGTTCAGTTAGCCAAAGAGTTTGGAATTACTACAGATCAAGCAGCCCTTTTAGCTGATACAGTTCAAGATGCTCAAACAGCAAATAGCTTGAAGGAGCGAGTTGCCGCATTAGTCACTACTAGGAATATATATAAGGATTTAGCCCTTGCTGATGGTGAAATCTCTGAGAGTGAGCAGGAAAGACTAAACACGCTGTTACAAGCGCAGATGTCATATATAAAAATAAATTCTGAGCTAGGTCAAAGCGCTAGAACTTATGTTGACATAATTGGCAGCGAGCAAGGTCTTGCCCAAGCGGTTGAAGCTGCAAACCAAATTTATGAGAGTAGGCTTGGCACTATAGACACTACCGCCAACGATTATGTTGATATATTGGGCAGTGAAAAGGGGCTTTCTGCGGCTATAGCGGCGAACAATAAGCTATACGCAGATAGGCATGCGGCGAGGCAGTCTGAGGTAGAAGTTGCTCGCGCAGGATTTATGATTGAGGCTTCTGTAACGGTTGCAGAAACCGAAAGGGCAAAAGCCATAAAAGAAATGCAAGAGGCTTATGCAAAAATAACGGGCGGTGATAAGGGCAGCGAAAGCATAAAGAAAACCGCCAAGATCATCAAAACTGAACTAAGCCCAGAGCTTATGCGGATCAAAGACGCATCTGAGATGGTAGGCCAGTCATTTGAAAATGCATTCATGTCTATAGCTGAAGGCACTATGACAGCCAAGGACGCATTTAAAACAATGGCGCGAGATATTATTTCTGAGCTTTATCGGATATTCGTGGTTAAGCAGATTACGGGGTTTATCACGCAAGCATTCGCACCTAAGCTTGCTGGAACCGGCGGCGGTGGCGGCAAAGCTATTGGTGGGCCGGTTCAAGCTAATCAGTCTTATGTTGTTGGAGAGCGTGGCCCAGAGATGTTTGTACCTTCACGTTCAGGCTCAATCGTACCAAACAATAAGCTTGGCGGCGGTGGCGGCGTAGTAGTCAATCAAACCATCAACGTCACCACAGGCGTACAGCAAACCGTACGTGCTGAAGTGCTAGGCTTGATGCCCCAGATAGCAGAGGCATCTAAAGCTGCTGTATTAGACGCTAAACGGCGTGGCGGCGCATTTGCAGGAGCATTTTAAATGGCTATTACATATCCTAGATCGCTGCCTACCCACACGGGTTTAATGAGCATTACGCTAAGAGCGGTTAATCAAACTGCTTTAACGATGTCACCATTTAGCTTTAAGCAGCAGATCCATAATCATAGCGGCCAAAGATGGGAGGCCGAAATTCAACTGCCGCCTCAGAATAGAGCAGATGCAGAGCAATGGATAGCTTGGCTGCTAAGCTTGAATGGCATGGCTGGGTCATTTTTGCTTTTTGATCCGCTAAATACCACACCAAGAGGCGCTTTAGGTGGCACTCCTGTTGTAAACGGGGCCAGTCAGGTTGGCGGCTCATTATCCATTGATGGTTGTAGCAATAGCGTTACTGGTTGGCTGAAGGCTGGGGATTACATTCAGTTGGGGGGTGGCGCATCTGCTACCTTGCATAAGGTTCTTACAGATGTTGATACCAATGCCAGCGGGCAAGCCACGATTGATCTGTGGCCGTATATCAGAACTGCACCTTCAGATGGTGCGACTGTAACCACATCAAATTGCGTTGGCAGATTTAGATTGAATAGTGGTCAGCAAGATTGGACTATTAACAGCGCCTCAATTTACGGGATTACATTTGCTGCTATTGAGGTCGTGCCATGACCAGAGTTTTAGGAACTGTAGCGGATGTCCTTGAGCTTGACGAAATATTCCCGTTCTTTGCCATGCAGCTTATGTTTGATGAGCGCAAAACAACATTCAACGGGAGCATTGTGCAACATGGCCCGTTGTATCTTTGGACTGGCCTTGGTGATCTTACGCATGAAGGAATAACCTATATTGGCACAGGCAACATGCTGCAAATCTCTGAGGTTACTGAGACAGCCGATTTAAGGGCCGCTGGCGCCACTATTACGCTGTCGGGGGTTCCATCAGAAACAATCTCCTTGGCGCTTCAGGAGCCATATCACGGGCGCGAGTGTCGCGTTAAGTTTGGCATTTTAGACGCAAACAGAAATAAAACACTGAACGAAGATGGCGATGCTATTCTTTACGAAGATACTTCAGATGTTGATAACTCTGCTGGCACTGTCAGCCTGCTGGTTGATTTATTCACTGGCTATATGGATCGGATGGATATTGCAGAGAGTCCTGATAGTTCGGTCATATCGCTGTCTGTTGAAAACAAGTTGATTGATTTGCAGACCCGAAAGGTCAAAAGGTACACATCTGAGTTCCAAAAGATCCTTTATCCAAACGACAAAGCTTTTGATTACTTAAATGACCTGCAAACGCAAAAGCTTAAATGGGGCGGTGAAAGATGAGCGCCTTTGATAGATATTTAGAGCAATCAAGACAGAAGCCTTTTGCTTGGGGCGATCATGACTGTATCACATTCGCAAACAAAGCTTGCGCGGCGCAAAGAGGTTGCGGGTTTGCAGACGAGTTTCTTGGCAAATATACTACATTGAAGGGTGCGCTTTTAACCTATCAGCGTTGGATCAAATTAACGGAATATGGTAGTTTGATAGATGCGGTAGATGATAGGCTTGAGAGATTGAAAACCAACATTCCACCCATTGGCTCTATTGTTGCCAAACAAGATGATTTATCAAATGCGGTTTTGCCGATTAAGTTTGGCGTTTGCGTTGGTAGGCTGATAGCCTTTGTCGGCGCAGACAGATTAGTTTTGCGCCAGCCCTCTAGCGATATGATTTTCTGGGGGGTAAGCGATGAGCATTGAGGAAGAAGATAGAAACAGGTTTTTCGGCGCTGTTATAACCGGCGCGGCTCTTGTCGCAACAGGCGGCACGGCAGCATTTACTGGCGTGGCTGGGGGGTTAAGCACGTTTTCTGCTGCTGGCGCTTTAGCGGTTGCACAAGTTTCTGCAATTAGTCTTGCCGCTGGTTACGCCTACAGCGCACTTGCAGGAAACACGAGCTTACCCGACTTCCGAAATCAAGTCAGGTCATATGACATTAATCAACTTGGCTCTGCCCTGCCAACGGCTCAAGTCTACGGTGAAACTAAAATTGGTGGCGCAATATTCTATCAAGAGACTACAATCGAAAATGATTACCTGCACAGAATGATTGCGTTTGCAGACCATGAGATAGAGAGCTTTGAAGAAGTATACCTTGACGAATACAAGCTTACATTGGCCGATGACGGTCGTGTGAGTGGTGCAACTGACATTGCTGGTAATGAAATTGATATTTTTACGTCAGATGAATACGCAGTAGCGTATATTGCCCAAATCCAAGAAAAGCTAGGCACAGCAGATCAATCTTACAGCCCGATTGATGGTAGCGAAGTTTGGGACGCAAGTCACACTGCATCAGGCGTTGCATATCTTCACTGCACCTTTTTATACAGTGCAGACGCATATCCAAACGGCGCACCAACGATTACAGCAGTTGTAAAAGGTAAAAAGCTATACGATCCTAGAACGCAGACAACGGCATACAGCAATAACTCTGCGCTTGTGCTGCGTGATTATTTAATAAGCAGTGGCATAGCTGATGCTAGTGAAATCAACGAAACACTATTTTCTGCGGCTGCAAATATCTGCGATGAAGATGAAACCTTAACGGATGGCACGACTGAAAAGAAATACACTTGCAATGGCAGCTTTACGACTGATGTAGACCCTGCAAAAATCATTGGCACAATCGTTGATACGATGGGCGGCATGGTTTGGTACAGCCAAGGGAAATGGGGCTGTAAAGCGGCAAAATACACGGCTCCAGTCTTAGCTCTTAATGAGGATGATTTTCGCTCTGGGCTATCTATTTCGACGCGAAACAGCCGCAAAGATGGTTTTAATAAAGTTATTGGATTATTTCGCAGCCCAGAAACAAACTGGCAGCAGACAAACTTTCCTAGCATTACCAGCCCAACGTTTTTAAACGTAGATGGCGGGCAGGAAAACACGCTAGAAATGGATTTGCCGTTTGTCACATCCAATGCAACGGCGCAGCGCATAGCTAAAATTGCTCTATATAGAAACAGAGAGCAGCTAAAAATAAGCGGATCATTTGGCATGAGGGCGCTTAATTTAACTGTGGGAGATTTAGTCACGATTACTTACGATAGGCTGGGCTTTGATGCTAAGGTGTTTGAGGTAACTGAGTGGACGTTTGGGCTGGCCTCTGACATGACGCTGCAAGTCAGCATGTCTTTGCAGGAAATAAGCTCTGGTATATTCAATTGGGATGCCGATGAGACTGCTTTTGAAAGCAATAATACAACATTAACGCCAGCCTTTTCTGTTCCCGCTGTTGGCCTGTCTCACACTGTTTCTGAAGTTGTCTATAACGAGAAAATCACCAGCACTTTATTTGTGACAGTTTCATCCACCCATCCAGAGCAAATTGATAGCGTTGAGGTTGAGCTTATTAGAACAACCAAAGGCGATGCCGATGTAAACTTTATGGGAATTGTTATAAGCTTTTTGCGTATTATCGTAGGCACCGCCACTACAAGTGAACTGTTCTTATTCCAAACAGATCCAAGTAATCAATATTTTGGAAACATTTCAGACTTGGGAACGCAAAACATATCCATTGATGATGTGATTTGCTTATTGCGCCGACAAGTCGGTCTGGAAAACACGACTGCTCAAGATAATTATATCGATAATACGTTTGTTCCCACGATGGTCAATGATCCAGTAAAATATGGCTCTTATGTAACGGTTCAGCCTTACCAAGAGGAATTTGTCGTGGTCAACAAAGGTGATCTTGGATTGTTTGAATTTAAGGACATTGAGGAAGGCGATTACACTGTCAGAGCTAGGGGTATCAATGCACATGGAACAAAGGGGCCGTGGGTAGAGAGATGACTATAAAAATCGCACCAGCACGAAAACTGCCATTGGATGTTGAGGATTTCAGCGCTGAAGTTAATGGCAACACAACACAACTGGAATGGAAGCCAGTTGCAAGCCCAAATCTGAGCTATTACCAGATTAGGCATTCTGTAGCGACTTCCAACGCGATTTGGAGTGATGCTACTACAGTAGTCGCTAAGGTTAGTAGACCAGCTAATTCTATCTCTGTGCCAGCTAGATCCGGCTCATATATGATTAAAGCATATACAAAAGCGGGTAAGCCTAGCGCTGATTATTCTATTGCTGTGGTTCCAGCCGCTAATGTTAATTCGTACAGCCAAAGCCTGACGCAAGCGGAAGCACCTAGTTTTACGGGTAGTAAAATCGGGCTGACTGTAGCGAGCAATAAGATTTATGCAACGGGTGGCGGCACTGCTCAAAACTTAAATCGATATGATTTCAGCAATTATATTGAAACGCATGACAGCACAGTGAGGTTGGCAAATATTCGCATTGATGCAACGACTGTGCGCAAAGATCTTACAAACGGTCTTTTTGATGCTTTGCCAAATCTGTTTGACGATCTGCCGACAGGGATTGTTTATAGCTCTGACTACAATTCTCAAACATATACGAACACTGGCTTTGATTTTGTCCACAACAAAACAAATCACAACGACACTAATTTGCTCTTTCAAATATCGACAACGGATGATGATCCAGCGGGATCACCTACATGGTCGAGTTACAATTTTTTTCGTGCTGGGCAATTCTCTGGGCGAGCCTTTAGATTTCGTGTATATTTCAATTCAACATCGCAAGGCTTCAGCGCAGAGGTCAGCGCATTAACAGCATATGTGGAGTATAATACCTGATGTCACAGCATGATATGGATATAGCCAACCAAGCGGCGGCTGATTTAAGGGCAGATTTAAACAACGCGCTGCAAGCATTAGCCAGCACAAGCTCAGGAACATCTGCGCCGACTACGCCTTATGCTAATCAGCTTTGGTACGATACAAGCAAGAATGTGCTTTATCTCAGAAATGAGGCTAACTCATCTGACATTCCTTTAGGCTATATAGATCAAGCCAGTAGTGATTTCGAGATTTATAACACGACAAGCATTATTTCTGGCAATGCTTCAACAGGTATAACGCTTCATGGAAATTTAAGTGTTGCCTCTTCGGCTTCATTGACTAATGGGACCAGCCCTTTTGGGCAGTTAATTTCACCCGCTAATTTTAAAACTGCTGTTGATACACTTGTTGCAACGACTGGAATAGGAAACAGTCAAACGTGGCAAGATGTAAGCAGCAGCCGCGCTGTCAGCACAGTTTATCAAAACACAACTGGAAAGCCTATTCAGGTAAACGTCGATACAAACGCAGATGTTGTTCTGCAAGTGTCTAGCGATAATTCTACATATATTAGCGTTGGCACAACCTTGAACGGTGTATCTGCGATCATCCCGAATAATCATTATTACAAAGTCAATGGTTCTGGAACTGTAGGCTACTGGGCAGAATTGAGGTAGAAAATGGCTGATAAAAAGATAAGTGAATTAACGGCACTCACAGGTGCTAATGTAGCGACAGACGATCAGCTGGTAATTGTTGATACCTCTGCTGCTCTGACTAAAAGCATTACGATAGATGAGTTCAAGAACGCCTTAGATACGGCCACTGGCTTTGTCAGGATCACTGGCGATACCATGACGGGTGATCTAAGCATGTCTGGCGCAAATATTACGCTTGGAGATAGCTCTGGCGTTTCAGATGATAGGATTGTGCTGGGAGATGATAGTGATTTGCTCATATATCATAACAATCCCAATTCATTTATCAGAGATCAGGGAAACGGTAATTTTTTCATAACTACTGATGGGAATTACATTTTTCTGGCAAAAGATGATTTAACTAATATGGCTACGTTTCAAGTTGATGGGCCTGTGGATCTGTATCACGCAGGCTCAGCCAAACTCGCCACCACCAGCACAGGCGTAGACATCACGGGTACTTTGACCAGCGATGGGCTGACTGTGGGTTCTACTTCTTACAGTTCTATTAGTACAAGCGAAGCTCCTACACTTAGTACAGATGCACACGGGGGAGAAGCACTTTGGTTGCGTTCAGGAGGAACGTCTGGATTAGGAAACGTTCAGGCTGTCTTGGGTTTTGGTAAAGCGGATGGTGCCAGTGCTAGAACGGGTGCAGCTATTGCGTCTATTCAAACAGACGCTGACGCAGATAGAGTGGGGCTTGCCTTTTACAGATCAGGTAGTTCCGCTTCGGTACAAACCATGGCAAAATCTGTTGAGTTTTCTCACAACGGCGACATCAGCTTCTACGAGGACACAGGCACCACGGCAAAGTTCTTCTGGTCAGCTGCGGATGAGCGACTTGGGTTGGGTAGCACAACACCGTCAGCAAGCCTGCATTTACCTGCAAGTTCAGCCAGCACCTACGCCAATGGTATATTTATTGGTGCAGGGACAGGAGATTTGTATGGACTAAGCCTATGGCACAACACTAGCTCTAATACTACGTCTTATATTGACAATAGATATGATAATGCAGCGGCGGCCACAAAAATCAGGATGCGCACTCAAGGCACACCTGTTGATGCAATGACCATTCTTGGCAGCGGTAATGTTGGCATTGGAACGGATTCGCCACAGGCTAGGTTTCAGGTTTCTCAAGCCTCTAATCTGAGCCTTACTAACAGCGATGCTCAGATGAGAATAGAAGGGTCAGGCTACACCGGCTTTTTGGGACTGGACGCTACCTCGTTCCAAATAGGTCAAAACAGCAACTTGAGAAGTATGACATTTCATAGCGGATCAGGTATGCCAGAACGCATGCGCATCGACAGCAGCGGACGGGTTGGCATTGGTACGATTGCAATGAGCAGCATGAACTCATATGGCAGTGGCTTTACTGTTGGTAACTCAGGCATTTCTGGTTCCGCAGGTATGACGGTA